TAAATATTATTAATATTTAAATATTTAAATATTTAAATATTTAATTAATAATATATTAATGTTAAAAGGAACTATTATTGAAAGTATAAAATCATGTGTATATAATATTGTAGAAGAGGAATATAAAAAATATTTGCAATTGCATAAATTATTAACAATGGACCGTGAATTATTAACAAATGTTATTGATGATTATTATACTAATAATTCAAAAAAAATCAAATCAGAAATAAGAGAAACTTTGAAAGCACAATATAAAGAGGAATATAATTCAGGAGTGATTGAAAATATATTATTGGATCTTTTTCAAGAGCATGATCTAAATATTATAAAAATAACCAATGAAATATTAGCAATGCAAGATAAAAATCTAAAGCAAATTAGTATTCCAATAGTAAATAATAGCTTAAATTTAAATATTTCATGTCTCGATGGTTACATAGTAATAAATAGCACTAATCCAAAAAATATTGAAGACCATTACGAAGCTTATGAAATCATAAGTAACTACAAATTTTTACATTCAATAAATAATGATTTATTGCAAAATTATCCCGATAACGAAAAAATTAATGTTATTAAAAAAAATATTGATGCATGTAAAACTAATATTACTATAGTATGTTACTATTTAAAACAAGAATAATAGTAAGACCTACAAAAAATAAAAATAAAAATAAAAATAAAAATAAAAATAAAAATAAAAAATAAAAATAAAAATAAAAAATTGATAAATAAATGCTTATTACCATTTATTTATGCGATTTTATAGCTATGGAAATTTGCGTAACACGATTTAATGAAGCTACTTTTAAAGAAAATAGATTATGGATAAAAAAAAACAATGGCTCATTAGGGTGTATATATGGATTACCTGTAAAAATCAGCGATACGCTAGATCCAGACAGTCAATTATTAGTATTAGAAATGAATAATTCTAAAAATATTATAGAAGGAATAGGTATAATTAAAAATAATCTTGCAAGAGAAAATAGAAAATATTATAAAATTTATGCAGATAATAATTATAATCGGTTTATATACAAATCAAATTATAGGATTGATAGAAAAAACTTTACTAGTTATGAAAGTGAAATAATTACATTCTTAGAAGATTACTTATTTAAATCAGCTTATCACTGCAAAAGAGGGCAAGGCATTCAAAAAATACCTAAATGTGTAGCCAAGAATGATGAATTTGATTTTGTAAGATTTTTAATAGCTATGTACAAAAATAGATTTGTAACTATTAAAAATATAAAAATAGTCCGTTAAACTAAATATAGTTTATTTATAAACAATGTATTCTAAAAATAATTATCAAACTTTTAATACATCAATAGATGATTATAGTATTGAGGAATTGTATAAATTACTTGAATTAGATGACCTATCACGAGAGAATATAGTATTAAAAGTTGACGATTTAACTACTAACGTTTTCAACAACAATGAACCCATAAAAACCTTTTTTCTTAATGCGCAAACTAAATTATTGAATTTTTTAACCAATCGTAAAACCGATTTAACCGATTTAACCGATTTAGATTATTATTTACATAACAATGCTAATGCTAATATTGAGCCGCAAATTAGAGATTATAAGAAACATCATGAAGATGAGGAAGATGAAGAAGATGAAGAAGATGAAGAAGATGAGGAAGATGAAGAAGATGAAGACGAAGAGGAAGAGGAGGAAGAAGAGGAGGAAGAAGATGAGGAAGATGAAGCGGAAGATGTTAATATAATTGAAACATATGTGAATTATTCAAATCCTAATTCAAATCCTAATTCAAATTCAAATCCTAATTCAAATTCAAATCCTAATTCTAATAGCAATCCTAATTCAAATTCAAATAGCAATCCTAATTCAAATAGCAATCCTAATTCAAATAGCAATCCTAATTCAAATAGCAATCCTAATTCAAATCCTAATTCAAATTCAAATAGCAATCCTAATTCAAATCCTAATTCAAATTCAAATAGCAATCCTAATTCAACTAGTAATAGCAATACAATTATTAATCCAATTATTAATGGTGATGTAGTAGAAACATATTACATACATAAAAATCTATACTTTAATACAAGTTATAGAATTAATAAATTTATTGCAAATGGATTGCCAACCGATTGTAAAATCCTATTAAATAATACAATTAATAATGTAGTTCAATGTAAATTAACATCATTAAATATTAGAAAACCGTTTTTAATCCATAGCACAAAAGCAAATAACAGTTTTGTAATAAAAAAGTATGATAACACAAATAATGTTGATTTTTCATATTCAATAGTAATAGAAAACGGATATTATGAAGACAGCACAGAAATGGAGAATTTTTTAAATAACAAATTTAAAAATTTTAACATTACTATTTCAGGAAATGTAATAGATAATAACATTACTATTTTAGGAGATCCAATAGATAATAGCAACACAGACTTTATTAAAGCACTAACTTTTTCAATCAACAAAAATACAAAAAAATGCACCTTTGATTTAAGTAATAATTATAATAATAGCAAATTTAAACATTATGCAATAGATTTTTTAACAAATTATATTGCACCATATTCGCTTGCTAATATATTAGGTTTCAATAATATTGCGTATGATACATCAAATAATACAAATGGAAGTCAAAAAATAATAGGACCTAAAACATATAATACATTAAGCAGCCCAATCTTTTTTTGTTTTGACGAAAATCAGAGCGCAATCATTGAAACTCATCAATTATTTTTAAATAATAATCTCTCAAGTGATAAAATATTGGCAAAAATAAATACACACAAAGGGACAAGTCTAACAAACTATTACATATATGAAATATTAGACAATATTGATAATAAAAATAATATCAGGCAATATAGCGGCCCAATAAACATGTCAAGTTTCAGTATTAAAATAATTGATAATTATGGACTAACAGTTCAGTCTATTCAAGAAGAATTTACTTTTGACTTAGAAATAGTTATACAAGCTACCAAGCTAGTAAATAAATAAATTATATTCAAATTCAAAAAAACATTCAAGTAACTGTTATGATTATATGTTATTTTTTAAACCTATATATATGGTTAAGTCATTGTTTAACACATTAATAGGGCAATAAATGCCTAAACCATCTACATTAGATCCATATATTCTTGACGTATTTAAAAAATGCGTGCTATTATAACTAATAGCATTAGTATTATTATTATTATTATTATGTATAGTCCATATACCGTTAGTAGTATTATAATCTAGCTTAACATTGAAAAATCTTGTATATGTTCCATTCTCATCATTTGTTGTTGCATGTCCAAACATAAGAGCATCGACGTTATCGGCAGCAAAAATATTATCCACAATAGTGTCTGTAAATAAGTCTTTGGCTTTTAACATATTTTTCAAAGGTAAATAGTTAGTTCCATCAACAGAATTCTGAATTGGATAATTAATATTATTAAATTTATATGCATTGCTTATGTCTGTGCTTTTATATATTTTAAAAACAATCCATTTATAACCGTTATTTAATGGATTAATAGAACCACTCAAATCATAAGAAATTGTTCTATGTGTGCTATATGAAATGTCCAAGTTATTATAACTAAAGTCATTACTGTTTGGATATAATGAAAAATCATTGCTAAAAGACGAGTTCATATACAATAAAGTAGACGGCATTATTTTATTGCTATGATTATTATAATGTTTCAATTGAATATTATATAAATCGCTTCCCAAAAGTTGAATATTGCTAATTTCATATATATTTAAAGCATTTAAATCTAATTTGCTAATACCAATAATATTTGCATTATTAGAAATGTCAAAACTGTTATAATCGCAATAATGATGTGTAATAATGTTACTATTTATAGTAACTCCATCCCTATTATTTAAATTATATATTTTTTCTATTAAGTTAAAACTAAAATCGTGATATGTTTTTTGATAATATGCAATATTGACGCAAGAGAAATCATTATATATATATATACCGTTAGCACAAATATCTGCTTGTGGCAATATAATATTTTGACTAGTTAAACTAATATTACTATTAAATGTGCTAAAATTAGCAATTATATTGTTTCCAACAATATATTTATAAATCGAATTAATATTTGCATAAGTTCTGTATAAAATCACTTTAAAAAATTTAACGCTTGCAACACTCATAATGTATACAACGTCGGTAGCATTTACAATATTGCTAATACTATTAGCAACCGGATCACCTGTAAAATTATCTATATATATATTATATGTAACATTTGATCCTAGCGAATAATCAACACTAGGGTCACGAGTATAGTTTATATTTAATATATATGGATTTGAAGACGGATCCCCAAAATAATTAATAATATTATTATTTGTAATTTCATCTATCAATGAAAAATATCCTTTTAGTCTAAAACCTTTATTACTATAGGTTATTTCATTATCATAAATATCTTCAATAGAATTGCAATTATGAATAATTCTATTATTAGTATAGTTATTCATGTTATAATTATAGTTTATAGGATTAGCTCCAGCATTAGAAACATCAAAACCGCCATAATTTATAATTTGTTTGAGAACACTATTAATGCTCATAGTTATTGTTACCAAGTTTAAACTATTATCAATAAATTTGCCATAACCATAACGGTAAGGTTCTAAATGTTGACTATCAAAATATGGATTTGTTATTTGAAATGGTTGAATTGAACTATTATTAAATATAAGTTTATGAGCGCTATTAACCACATTAAAGTATAAAACGCTAGCATTACTTAGATCATTATTACTTATGCGTTTGTAACATACCGCTTTAATTGACATATCAAGACTTGTTCCTATATTATTATTGGATGGCAATAGTGTATGTTTTGAAACACTAATGTCGCTATATTCTGAATAAGTATTTGAATAAATATTTTTGACTTTAATTTTGTGTAAATAATTTGAGCCACTCATTAAATTGGCTAATATAATATTAAAACTCATAGTCGAATACACAGCGCTCGAAAACGAAGTGTCAATATTTAGATTAGTTATCAAATAATCGCGACTAACTAAATAGCTTGCTAAAGTGTCATTTAATCTATAATCAATATTATAATTTGTTATCTTAGTATTGCCCGACGTTTCAAGCATAATGCTATTAGCATTATAATATGTTAATGTTACGTAATTTTTGATAGCAACATTTGCACTATAATCACTAGTAGAGCCTATAAATTGCGGCTTATATGGTGGGTTAATATATACAAAACTTAGGTTATTGAAAATTAAAGAACGGCTTTCAATGCTAGGATAATTTGCGCTATAATTTTCACCATATACTCGTATTGAAAATGGTAAGCTTTTACTAATTATATTATGAATTGCTTTATTATAATTATTACTAGAATTGGAACTGTAATTTTCTCTCTGAAAAACATAATGTTTATAATCATATACATTATAATCGCCACTAATAGTCATTTCATGAAGAGGTATCCACATATTATTATATAACGGGTCTAGCTGTGCGTCTACATTTCCGGCAATTTCCAGATAAATTTTTCTAATAAACGGTAAATTTTGCGCATAATCTGCGCTGTTTGATAATTTGGCAATAATATCATTTTCTTGCATGGCTATTATTAAATCATAGTTCCACCTTAAAGTCATTGAATAAGTATTAACACTTATATCATTTTTGGAAAATTTATATGGTTGTTGCGTTAATATATCAAAAAATGATTGACCCGCTTTATTAATAGCATCATCACCAATTATTTGGTTAGGTTGTGTATTAACATGTGTATTTATTGTTATATTACTACTATTATTTCTATAACCAATCATAGTATAATTATTATATATTATTACTTTTTATAAAAAAGTAATACAAAAATATATTATTACTTTTTATAAATCATAAAGAATTTCACATTCTATTTCGAGAGATAAATCGCCATTATTAACGTCCAATATTCTACCATATTCATCATATATTTTTATATGCAGTTTATTAATATTTGTTGGACCAAAATAAATCCTTTTTGGATATAAAAAAGTCTTGGTTCCGTCTTCCTTTGAGTTTGTCATTTTACATAATATATTGTTATCGGTTAAGGTTTGGTATTTAAACGCCGATACAAAAGCATTAGCGTGATTGTTTTGATAATCATTTACTGATAACAAATAATATTTATTACTAAGACCACCATCATAACAATTTTCCGCTTCATAGCTGTTAGCTCCTACATATTTTATAATTGTTTGTTTTCCATTTTTAACAATTTTACTATTTCTAAAACCCATTATCCAGCCTAAAGTCATTTGATTTTTATCAATATTTGTTGCTATATTGTAATACATGTCAGCATTTTCAATATAATCGAAATTTAAACTAAACACATTAACACTTGTAAAAATGAATTTAGCGCTTAGCGAATTATAAATGAGAGAAATGTCGCTTGGCAACTTGCTATTTATTTCTTGAACCAATGAGTTTTCATCATAACCACCGTCATTAATTTCTATTAAGCTAGTGTCTACATAAAATGAATGGGAGCCGGTTTTTTTTGATATACTATAAATAGTATACGGAAGTTGATAATTAACTACTTGTAGCGAGAGGACTTTCTTAAAAGCGTTTGGCAGATTTATTACAAAATCGGTCGATCTAGAGGTTTCATAATTGTCTCTAAATCGTGTATCAATATTTAAAACCTTTTTATAAGTTTTTATTGTTAAAGGATTTATTAGCCCGCTTTTAACATTTACTTGAAATATTTCTTCTTTCTTGGTTTCTTTGTGTTTAATTATATTATGGTCGTCTTGAACAATTAATGTGTTTTTCTGTTTTTTCTCCGCCAATTTATTGAGTTGAATAAAACATTGATAAAAGAAATCCACAAGTTGTGCCTTGTTTTCGCCTATTTCGCTTGTTTCATTAATGTCAACGCTTCGTAGTTTTGCTATTTTAGCCTGCAATTTTGAATATAAAAATTCTTGAGTTAAATCGGTACTTGCTAGAGATTTAACATCAATATGGAATATTTCAAGCATTTCATCAACGCTATAATTTTCAATATTTAAATCCATGTTATTATATATTATAAATCAAAAATAACTTTATAATAACTTTATAATAACTTTATAATAACTTTATAATAACTTTATAATAACTTTATAATAACTTTATAATATTATAATAATATAAAAATGGTGTGTTATGGGTCTTGTATGTTTGCGTCGGTTTTTTTAATAGCCAATATATACACTATGTTTTCATGTGCTAATGACAATCATAAAGCACAATTTAAAAATACGTTATCACAAGAGCAGCAAGTATTGTATGAAAAAATAATAGACGAGCGAAAGAAAATATATTATGGCGGATTTCTTTTAGGAATTGTGCTATCTTTTATAGCTGTTTATTTTGGAAAGAAATTTTTGTTTTCGAGCAACCCCAAATCATCTGCGCTACCTAAAATTTGTATGGTTGCAAGTATTACTTTTGTTAC